CTTAGTATTATTGCAAATCAAAATATAAAAAATATTCAAATAAAACTTTATGAAGTCTTGACAGATGCAAGACTCATAGACTATTATGTTCCTATAAAAACCATGTACTCTGACGGATTTCCAAAGGTTGATAACCAGTCAAAGGTGGTCTCTCTCGCCCTAAGAGATCTGTACTTCTATTTTGAATCTCAAACTGCACCAGAGATATTGTCAACAAACACATCTGTTAGCGCTGCTGTATCTTTACTTTTAGACTCTATTGGATTTTCTAATTATGTATTTAAAAGAGTGGAAGGAGAATCCGAAATGGTTATTCCATACTTCTTTATTCCACCAGACAAAAGCGTTGCTCAAATATTGCAGGACCTAGCAGTTTCAACACAAACAGCAATGTTCTTTGACGAATATAATAATTTTATAATGATGAGTAAAGATTTTATTATGCCAACTGCAGCACAAAGACCTACAGATTTAACTTTATATGGATCTTCAGATTCCGCACAGGTAGAAGTAATTAAAAATAAAGACACAAAGCCTAAACTTGCAAACATCATGGAACTGACTAGTCAAGATAGCGAAGTCTATAATGCTGGACAAATATCATACACAACAAGACATATAGAAAGAACTGTTGGAACCATTAAAGCAGCCCAGATGCTTGAACAGGAAAGAATGTATATATACAAGCCAGTACTTTTGTGGGAAGTTTCTGGGGAAGAAAGCACAAAATCAATAAACCAAGAGGTACAGAATAACTCCACCTATGATCTTAGTGCAATCCCATTGAACTCTTATTTATCAGCCGTTGCTCCAACGGTATCTAATGGAAGAATAATTAATAATACTATGGACCTTGGAGAAGCCATATATTATCTAGGTAGGTATAATGGTTACTTTTATGCCAACGGAGAGATTATAAAGTTTGATGCAGTTCAATATAATATTTCTGGAACTGGGGATGTGTGGATAACCTCTAAGAGTGAGTATGACACTTACTTTGCCTCTTTGCCCTTTAATGGGAAACTGTACCCTACAGGACTTTTAAGAATCTACTCTGAACCAAACTATGAAGAGGTAGATGGTTTGTCTAAGTTAAAAAATGGAGAAGTTGCCAAACACGGAAGAGCACAGTTTGGAACCACCATCTCAGAACACAACGCTGGCCTAAACCCATACTGGTCAAACAATGACAACGTCCGTGGTGTTGAGATGGATGCTAAGTATCTTTTTAAATTTGATCAGACAGTTCCACCAACAACAAAAAATGTTGCTGCTGGAGTTAACAACACCTTTGCCCTAAAGACAACCAGAAATGGAATTATTAAAAATTATTTTTCATCAAAATATATTTCAGAGTCTACTGTAAATAAAATGCTTTCAACTCAGAGCGGGACAACACAGTCTTCCGCTCTTGTTATGAATGGCGGAGGCTTTAAAACAACAGATACTCCTGCAAACTTCTTGTCCTATGTTTACAAGCCACTTTCAAATAATTTTAAACATTTTGGAACAAGGCTTAGAGTTATTGGAAGAATTGAAGATAACGAAAAAAATGGACAAACTCCAGTTGGACCTTCAGAACTTTATACCGTACAAGGAAAGACTGCTGATGAAAAAATTACAATTGCAGGAGGCAGTGGTGGTATTGCAATCATGGTTGACCCAAAAACAAATGCTGGATACTACTTTGAAATAATTGCTTTAGATGCAACCAAGGTAAATGATTCTGCAAGACAAAATGTCCACGATGTATTATTCTATAAATTAGAAGCAGAAACTTCAAATTTGTCAGGCCCTGCAATACCTATTACTCTTTATGAAGGTCTTGCGAACATCATTGTAGATGGCGGACAGTTCGTGGGTCAGTATAGAGTAGCAGCAGAACAAAATCCAACTGTCTACGATCTTTCTGTAGAGTACCAGGATATTGGATCAAAAAGAAAGTTTTTCTTATATCTAAACGACAATCTTATTGCTACAGTTTTTGACGATTCTCCATTAAAGGTATATAACAACCTTGCACTTTTTGTTAGAGGATCTTCTAGAGTTATGTTTGAAAATGTTTATGCCTTAGCAAATAACTATTCTCAAAACACATCATTTCAACTAGATACTCCAGTTGCAAATGTATTTAGTAATTCTGGAATAAGTGCTCAAGATTCATTTAGAAAATACTCAATGAGTGGGGCTGTCCAGGCTGCCTATCTGACTGGCATAAGTTCTTCCCAACCTCCCAAGTTTAGTATCTACTTTGACGAGTTTGGTACCATCATGAGAGAAGCAGCATCTTTTAATTTTAGATATGATTTAGCATATCCAGCACTGTACGCACAGTTATCTCCAACCTTTAATAAGTTAAAGTCCTATGCTGTATCTGGGTTCAGAGCCAGATCATACGGAGCAGAGTTTTTAATTTTTAATACAACAGATACAACACTAAGTTTAGACTCAAGTAGCCAAAGTTATTTAAGAGTTCAAGGTATAGCCTTTACAAATCAGTCCACAAACAACTATAGTGTTGATGATTACTTTTCAAAAAATAGCAATCTTTCAGACCCACAGTTTGACTCAACAGGTCTTATAACTGCTGTTAATAAAGTTACAAAAAACTATGAAGATATCAAAGCAAGCAGAATGCTTTACGGAAAAAAAGATTTTTCTTTAGATGTTCCATACGTACAATCAGCCGATGCTGCTGAAAACCTAATGTCCTGGTTAGTTAAAAAAATAACAAAGCCAAGAAAGTCAATAGGTTTAAAAATATTTGCAAACCCTATGATTCAACTAGGAGATATCGTGGAAGTAGACTATGTTGAAAAAAATATTAATAGGGCTGGATCTGTTGGCTCTAGGTTCGTAGTATATAATATAGAATATTCAAAATCAAAAGACGGACCAGAGATGTCTGTCTTTTTAAGTGAGGTATTGTAATGGCTACAGATGCAACTGCAAATCAAGCAACATATACCTATACCTGGACTAATGACTTTGGTAGAAGCACTCAAACCAACTCAACCAAGGTCGCCGTCCCTAATGCCGTTGATGATTTAAATGATCCAATAGCATATGAGGCTATGTTTGAGATTATATTTCAAGATATTGGTGGACAAGAACTAATTAATATTTCCAGGGCAGATGCTATAAATGGACAAAACATTATGTATAGCATTGTTAAAAACCTAAAAAATATCATGCTTGAATATAACTCTAATAATATAATTAAACTTGGTGGCACATCAGATGTTTTGTTTAAGAACTTTTCAATAAAACTTGAAGACAAGATTCCTAAATACGGTAATGGAAGTAACGGGTCCATAGTCTACCTTGAGCAAGGCTCAGGCAACCTGTTAATTGATCTTGTTAACCTAGAAGACGAAGAGCAGGTAGAGATAGAGATAATCAACCAAGGGGGGTATTTTGATGATACAATTACTAATTAGGAGTAAAAATGATAACTAATACAGGCCAGTCAATTCTGGCAAAATACCTTGTAGGTCAGGCACCAGCCTATGCCTCATATATTGCAATTGGCTGTGGAGCCAAACCAGTATCATCTTCTTATACATTTTCAGAGGCTGAGATGACTGCTATGAGAGCAAAAGAATCTTTGGACTTTGAGATGTTTAGAATACCAGTAACATCAAGAGGATACGTTACTGAAGACGGAGTATCTAAGATTGTCTTTACTGGAGAACTTCCAACGCTAGACAGATATGATATAACAGAGGTTGGCATTTGGTCTGCGGGATCAAACCCAAGTGCAAACTTTAACGATAGCCGATCAATCTTTTTATTTAATAAAGATGAAACTTGGAAGTATAACAATACAGCCCTTGTTCCAATTGAAACTAGATTAGACGTTGCTGGAGACATTCAGACAACTAGCAAAGCATTTATAACAAATGCAGATAACCCAACCTTTACAAATTCAACTAGATCAAACAGGTATGAAGGTTCTAGGTTTTTAAATAGTATTGTAGTCCTTAGAGGAGATGTTTCAGATATTGAGATAGACCCAGTTACTGATGAACTTACGCTAGGGACTGCTCTTTCCCCTCACCTAGTATTAACAGGAGCAACTCTAGATTTTGATAAGTCATCACCAAAAGACGAGTTAAGGCTAGCCTTCTCAGTAATAAACAAAGACTCTACAAGAAATGTACAGCCTCACGATGTAAGAATTATTCTAGAGTTTGCAGAGGGAGATGTCTACAACGTTGGAGAGTACGCAAGGTTTGAAACAGTACTAAGCAGTACTGATCCAGACGTAGATTTTGAAAATCAAAGATATTTTATTTCTGTTGCAAAGTTTGAAGAATTAAATAGGAGTTCTGGATTTACTTGGAAAAATGCAGATGTAGTTAAAGCGTATGTCACAGTAACAGAAAAGAATGAAGTCACAGAAGAGGTGTTTATTTCAGACGAATTCTATGTTTGTCTAGATGCTTTAAGGCTAGAAAACACACAAAATCAAAATCCAATTTATGGATTAACTGGATATTCAGTTGTAAAAAGTCTAAACTCAAGGCCAGTTACAAAAATTGCAAACAGTTCAAACCACATTGAGTTTAGGTTTGGCTTGGATGTAATGTAATGGCACTGACCGATCTTGAGCCAGACAAAGAAATCAAAAAGGCAATAGTCTTAAAAGAAGATCTCCCATCTCTTAGTTTAAGTAGGCTAGGGTATTTTGTTAGGTATAGAGTGGTATCAAATGACAAGAATAGATCCTCTCACTGGTCTCCATACTACTTTTTACCAAATGGGGTTATACCCAAAGTACCTTGCTCTGT